CCACCATCACATTTCTCATATGTGGTATTATTCATAGGGGGTTCATACTTACCCTCATCATCTAATTTTAACATTTTAATCATTTCGTCCTTTTTCATTTTACACTCAATACTTCTTGTGTAAATCATTTTTTCAAGGACATCCAATCTTAATTTGCTGTAATCAACTTCTGACATAAGTCAAATATACGTAATTTCTATAAAATAAAAAACCCCCGTATTTCTACGAGGGCTTTTATATACTACATTAAGAATACTATCTTAAAGTTCCCATGTCAAATGTTTGGATACCTTTTACAGAGATTACACCATAGTAACGGTTGTTAACCATTTTCTTTGCGTATCTTGTCATGATACCTTTGATAGGTGTCATGTTGAAAGGATTATACATTGTTGGAGTTAATTGTAAAGGCACATATGGTGCGTAGATATAACCAGCATCCAATAATGACTTACCTTTGTGACCAATCAAGATTTTGTCAGCAGGGAAGTAAGGGTCACGATACACTTGGTAACGGCCAGCTAAAGTACCTACTTTTTCAATACCCATGTTGTATTGGTCTTGCTCTGGATGAGCGTTTGATACGTGGAAATATTCTAAATCATCGAATACAGCAGAAACTTCTGAAGAAACTACAATCCAGTTTGCACCACCACGTAAAGTTGTTTTATGGATTTGAGCCGATAATTGGTTAATCTTTGTGATTAACGTTTGGTTCCAATCCTTTTGAGTGTAACCTTGTAAAGTTGCTCCTGATGAACCACCGTACTTCCACTCATTGTAATCCCACTTAAGAGACCAAGCAGCACCTTTACGTAAATCACGTAAGATTTCACGGTCAACCTCAGCAGCGATTTGCTCAGATAATAAAGCAGTTAATTCAGCTTCAGCATCGATGTTGTGGAACGCACTAACGTCTTGAGCTAATTCTGGAGACCAAGTTGCTCTTAATTTTCTTTCAGTTACAGAAACTGTTACAGAAGAAAGATCGAAAGAAACCTCACCGATTTCTTCTTCGAATTCTAATGAATCATAAACTCTGAAGTTTAATACGAAAGCAGATGCTAACGCGTCAGAAGCTAAAGTTACAGCGCTGAAACCAGCAGTTGCTGAATAAGTTTGTACGTCTACTTTTACATAGATTACACCTTCTTCGTCGCAAATGTCTTGGTATCCACCACTAGGATATCCTGATGTTGTACTTTTTTGACCGTAAGCAACGATACCTTTACCGTATTGTTGAGTTACAACGTTGAAATTTTTAGATTCACCAGAGAAAGATACTGTAGCTGATGCTAAGAAATCTTCAGTGTCCATTACAGAACCGTTTGGTCCGATTAATTTACCTTGAGCTGTTTTAGTGAAACCACTAAATTTGATGATTACATCACTCTTAGAAGTACCAGTCATTGCTGAGTTAGCTACTTCAGTTACTTGTCCAGCAGAGAAAGTTACATAAGATGCACCTGCTAAAGTTACTCCAGAGAATTGACCTTTTGAATAGTCAAATAAACCGCTAGTAGCTTCATCATTCGCTTCGTAGAAACGATCGTAAAGGTTTGTACCTGTGTAACCTGTGCTTGCGCTAGCTCCACCTGCACCACCTGGGATACCGTATGGAGAATAATGTCCGTTTGCTGCGTTTCTTTCTTGTATCTTAGGGATAAAGAAGAATAATTTACCAATTGGTAAGTTCATAGCTTGAACTGAAACGATGTCATTCGCTAATAATTTAGAGAACACACGACGAATAATAGGGAATACCACTGTCTCGAAAGAACCTGAAGCATCAGAAACTGCTGCTTCGTTGATTAAATAAGACGCTTGGTTTTCATACAATTGCGCGATGTTATCTTTTTGGTGACCGTCAAGGTTTTCTAAGAAACCTAAGTCATCCCATTTTCTAATAGTATCTTCTTTGATAACACGTAAATGTTTTAATCCAATGTTACCAACCATACCTGATTCTAATAATGCTCCCATTTTAAAATTTTTGTTTTTTAATTTTTTATTTATTATTTTAATTTTTTCATCAAATCTTTCATTCTTGCAAATTGAGGTGCTTCGTAAACTTTTGATTCAGAAAGTACTTCAGTTGAAGATGTTGAAGGTGTTGATGCAATTTTTTCAACAACTGACTCAGTTACAGATTTTTTAGATCCAAGTTCAGTTTTGATTGAATTGTAAAGATTTTTTGATTCATTTATAGTAGAAATTGTGTCAAATCTTTTCAAAATATCCAACTTCTCAGTTTTTGTTGTTGAGTGCTCAGTAAACAATCTTGTAGCGTAAGCTAAATTTGCATTGAATACAGCAACCTCGTTAAGTTTATCTTTAAATAGTAATAACGCCTTTTTATATTCAGCATTTTGCTTTTTTAACGTTGTAACTTCTTCGTTTACTGCTTCTCTTTTGTTACCAGCGAAATGTAATTTTTTACTTTTAATTCCACTATGATAACCGTGTCCGATGTTACGAGCAGATTCAGTCGCTTCAACTTCTTTTGATGTTGACATAACTTCTTCGTCATCGTTTTCACCGTCTAATTCGATTTCATAAACAGTTTCTTCTTCTTCACCTAATTCTTCGTCACCCGCCATTGGCGCGTCTTCTTCTTCGTTATAACCTTCAGAAAATTCTTCTTCAGATTCATCTTCTTCGTTTAATTTGATGATATATTCATCTTCACCATCTTCTAAACTAATGTTGTCACCATCTTTTTTAACAATAATACCATCTTCGTCAGACATTGCTTTAAACACTTTTAATACTTCTTCATCAGAAGCACCAGTCATGTCTAACATGTCATTGTCATCAGTTGGCATCTCGTCATCGATTGCTGGTAATTCATCACCAAATCCTTCTTCATCATCAGGATCAGATAAATCTTCACCATCAATGTCTTTAGATGGTTCATCGTTTATTGCTGGTAATTCGTCATCTCCCTCACCTTCAGCATCTGCTTCTGGGTCGGTAACATCTTCTTCATCTTCAGGAGCGTCTTCATCATCTGCTTGTTCAGCAGTTAACTTGATCTCCTCATCTTCCATAGATTCTTTAAGCAAATCGTTTAGTTCTTGTTTCATTGTTGACGCAAGGATACCTTTTGCATTTTGCTTTACTGCTTCCTCAAGTGTTTGCACTTGAAGTAACGCTTGTTCTAAAATTGATTTTTCAGTCATTTGTAATGATTAATTTACTATATAAATAGTAGTGTTTTTAAAAAAAGTTAGTTTTTAATCGTATAATCCTAATAAAAATTGTTATTTACTTAAAAAACTATTAAGGTTTCCCATTAGTTTTTTCATTCTATCATCAACAATTGGCTTTTCTTCAACAGATTCTTGATATTTGTCTTTATCAGATAAATCTTGGAAGATGTATGCGCCTGGTGTTGATGGTGATGAAACTAAGTCGAAACATACTAATTCAAAGTCATCTTGAACAATGTTTTGACCTCTTTCATTCTTTAATGAACCAACCCCTCTAGATGATATACCTAGAGTTGCTCCATTTAATAAAAGCATAGCTGCTTGGTCACCTTTAGTTGACACAATACCCATCTTTTTCCAACCCGGAGATGTGAATAGTTTAATTTTACCCATAAGGATTTTACTATCCCACCAAGTTTCTAAAATACTGTGGGATACCCTGTCTAAGTCAATAAGTGATGATGATGGGTGATTTAGTTCGTTTAATGCCGAACCGCTATTAATAGCTTGTTGATATTTTTCGTTTTCTCTTTTTAAGAGTGCCTGTGGGTATATTCTACCGTTCTTGTTTGGTGTATCGTATTTTTGTAAAACGGCATAGAGAATAAAGTCCTGATTGGTATCTTTATTCTCCATTTCTTTTAACACTGCTCTGTTTTCACTAGGAGAAATGTGTCCAGCGTCGTATTCTATTAAAATTCCCTTACCTATTTCGTTTGGACCTAATATCTTCATTTATAGATTTTTTATTCTATAAATATCACATAATTAAGTTCAAAACTTGGTTTTACTAAAATTAAATAAGGTTTTATCGATTAAACAATTGTCAACTAGTTTTTTTACTAGATTTTCGAGCATAAAAGTAACCTCTTTGTTCTTTATGTCAAATTGTTTTTCAGCGTATAATGTGATTTCAAGGTTCATGAATGATTTCTTATCCAATTTAATTCCCTTGGTTCTAATGTCTAAATCTACAATACTTTCTGTCTTAAAAAAGTTATTTAAATTAAATTCTCTAATTGTATCTTTAATTTTCTTTCTACTTCTTAATATAGTTCTATCGAAATCGTCAGATTCATTTGTTGGTTTAACCCAAGCGTTTAATTTTATGTATACTGTTTTTAATGTTCTAAAGTCAACAGTTCCGTAGCCAATTTTAATTTTTTCATATTCGCCTAACTGAATATACTTACCAAATTTCATTTATCTTTTCATGTTATTGTCATTTTATGGTGTTAGTAACTAATTTAACTAATTTTTTTTGAAATTCCAAAAAAACGGTAATTTTGTGATATATTTATTTATATATGATTATAATTGATTTAAGTAAGGAAAGAAATCTCGAATCTGCTCTTAGAACGTATAAAAGTAAGGTTCAAAAGACCAAGCAAATACAAAAATTAAGAGAAAGACAAGAATTTGTTAAACCTTCAGTAAGTAGAAGGAAGGAAGTATTGAAAGCGATATACCTTCAACAGAAAAAAAATGGTCTAGATTAATCCAGACCATTTTCTAATTGTTTTAAACGATAGTAGTTAAATTTCGTCGGGACCATTTCGTCCATTTCTTTTTTAACATCCGTTAATTTTGTTGCAAATGTTGCGTCGTTAGATTTTGCTTCACTTAAGAGGGTATCTACTTTAGTGGTTAAACTTTCTTTTAATTCGTTAACCTTTGTTTTTAAATCTTCATCAGAAAGTGATATAATTGTTTTTAAGGTTTCTTTTTGCTCTTCATTTAATGTGTTATTATAAAGAACGTTAAAATTGTTTGCCAAAACAGCATGTAATAAATTTTCATTTACTGTGTAAGTTTCGGTTGTTTTCTCAATATTTTCTTTTTTTGTTGTTAAATGTTCTACCAACTTCTTTTTAGCCATAACTTTCTTATCAATATTATTTAAGTTATCATCTTCTAATAACTGATCAATTGAATCGTAAAGTTTGTTTTCATCTATTTGCGTGTCATGAACCGACATGTTGATAACTTGACAAAAGCTATTAATTTTCGTTGCCTTTTCCTTTAATAATTGACCAAGTTGTTCAACATAAAGTTTAGCGGTTTCTTTATCCTCAAAATACTTGTTCTCTATTTCTTCATAAAATAGATACATTTCTTTGAAATCTCTATTCTTCTTAATCACCTTAAACAAGTTTTTTGTATTTTGTTTAAAAGTTTTATCTGTGTACGCCTCAGTTAATTTTTTCA